CGCCAGGCTCGCCGCCAGAAGCGCCGCCCAAAAGACTATCGCCCCCAGAGCTGCCCGCACCTTCCCCAGCTTCCTCCTGGTAGACGTGAAACCATTTATTTTCATTCAACATTATCTCCTCCTCCTGGGATTATCCCGCAATCAATCTTGTTTCGCCTTCTGTGACTTCTCGATAGGCATTCTCAAACACGATCTTTGGTGACCATGACTGATAAGGCTCATCGCTGCCCATGCTTGGATAGGTAACCAAATACCCCTCCCTATCTTCTTTACCAATACTTACAGCAAGATTTTTAACGTCTTGCAAAAAAGCAATTTCATTCATAGGTGTGGCGCGGATAATCTTTGCGCCAATATAATTCAACCACTTAGTTTCGTTCATTTTCCCCTCCTGGGTTTTCTGCTAGTTTGATGTTCTTAATAATCTGGTGAACGACGTCAGCTCTGCCGGCCTTAATCCCTGCATCGAACTGAGTGTCGTCGCCTTTAACGATCGGGACCATAATGAAAGTCCGAAGCATATCCTCGAGCAACTTGGCCCCGTCCTTATTCTGGACAAAGACTCTATGGTACCTCGAAGCAATAGCCAGAGCCTTTGCACGCTGCTCATCCTGGATCTTTATAAACTCTGGGCTATTGGCCTCAAATTGCTCGAAACCATCCGGCTCCTGGTTGTCGCTCATTGTTGCTCTGCCTCAGCTGCGGCTGTGAGAGCCTGCTTCATGGCCTCGTCATATTGCTTGCGTTCCGCCTCAGTGCGGACGATCTTTTGATCTACGCCCAGCTTCTTAGCGAGATAGGCTGGCACGTCGTCAGTCTTGATTCCCTTAGCGACGACCTGTTCACCGAAGGGCATAAGCATTTCGAGAAACTGTTGAAACGTGAGTAAATCCTCGTTGTCCTGGGCTTTAGCCAAAGGAGAGGTGTGTTTAAGCGTGATCTCTTTACCATCGACCTTAAGGTCTGGGATCTTGCCATTCCTGGAGAGGATAGCAGTCGTTCGCGCCATAACCTTCTCAGTGAACTCAGTCTGGAGTCGGCCATAAGAGCTACCGATATCCTCGACCAGCTCTTTATGCTCAATAGCGAACTGGGTGGCAGATATCACGGCGTCATTGGGCTCGCGCATGGAATTGAACAAGGCCTTTTTGATATCAGTTTGAAGCTCTACCAGGACAAACTCTCCGACGTTAAAGTCCCCGGATCTCTCCAAAGCTCTTAATGTAGGGTTACGGCTGTCATTGGATCCGACAGGAATCACTCCGCCCGGGGCTATTCTCACTGTATAGGGGTTTAAAACGCCGTCGTCCAGAGCTGTGTAGAGTCCAGATAGCGCTAAAGCTGCATTGCGGAGAATGAACTCCTTGACCTTGTTGACGGTTTTAATTGTGGGGAGCACGTCCATAACAGGACCACGGCCGTATATCTCACCAGCGACAGTCGACCAGCGGGGGACTATCCAGGCTGAGGTCTCGTCGTCCTCGCGGTAAATTACATGCTTCTCCCCGAAGTCCAGGACCAAGGTGTGATAAGTCTTTGTTTCCGGGCAGTACACTGAACCCTCGACCAGATTAAGCTTGGCCTGTGGATCCTTTTTCTTTTGCTCGGTCATTTTGTCCGAGAGATCCGCTCCTGGCCATAATCGCTCAATATGGGCTATCTCGACCTTATGCTCACGCCAGACGGTCTCGATCGTACTGTTAGGACCTTCCTCCAGATAAACCTCAGCCAATGGAACAGCATTAAATTCCAGGAGATTGTCCCCGGTTCCCTCGTTACAGACGAGGACTCCTGTCCCTACGGCGATATCCAGGAAACATTCGTTTGACTGGGTAGCAAAGTTCGAGTGGTTAATATGGTCGAATATGGTGTCGGTGATCTCGTCGAGATCCTCCTGGACCTGGTCGTGCTTATCCTTCGGGATATCGGATCCAGGCTTGAGGATCGACCAGTTTCTCCATGGTGGAACGAGTGTAGCCTGTAGCCTGGAAGCAAACCGCTTGACGGCTATGACTGCAGTATCGTCGTAAAGCGTGGTATTTTTCTTCTCGCCCGGGGTGTGAGTGTAAAAGACCTCCCGTTGTGGGAGTGCGTATTCGTAACACTGTCGCAAGTGTTCGACCCATTGCTCCTTTAAGGCTTTGGCTTTAGTGAATCGCCCTTGGAGATTTTCAAAGGAGCCGAGCTTTTTCGGTAGAGTAAATGGCATAGATTAGGCCCCTAAAAGACTGCGATTACCGGCTGTTCTTATTGCGCCCTTTTTCTGGGACTTACCCTTGGTTCTTGCTCGGCCTAATAAGCCGCCTCCGACCGGAGGGCCTCCAGCCCCGTAATAGGGATCCTTCATAGCTTCGGTGATAACGTCTGGCTCTCTGCCGGTATCCTTTAGCTTCCTGGTCTCGCCCTCTACAACGCCTCGAGCACTTCCGGTTAGTAGCGAGCTGCGGCCTAATCGACCCCTCCGCCCTGCTTCCCCGCGCTGTTTCTCTCTGGATCTTAATCGCCTAATATCCTCGAGTTGATAGCGCTCAAGCTCTTTTTGAGCGGCGGACGTCTTTGGTTTCGATGGTGATCCCATGTGTAGACCTCAAGTATTTAGATAGCTGCCATGGCGTCCAGAGAAAAGGCTTCCGAATGCCCAATAACGACTTAATCGTCTCGACGCAATTAATCGCACCAAACCCCCAGGGGACTCGAATGCGATTACCATTACGCCAGACTACTGTATGGAGTATATCACTACAATCCGATCCCGCAATGAGGTCTATCGTTGTCGGGTCCAGTATCTCGATATCCAGAAACCCTACCCTGGGCTCTGCTTTGATCCACGTGGAACCATCGAGCCGGAAAGCGTACACATGGGAGTAACCTGGTTTCAGATACCAGTTCCACCAGCTTGTCGTCTCTACCTCCTCGAACACGATAAACCAGTCGACAGGATCCTTATGGGCCAGGTCCAGGAGGCTCAAAATATATCGTAATCGTTCGTTGGTACCACAACCATCGGAGCTTTAGGCCCCTTAACTCTAACCACTTCGGTCCCCTCTCCTCCTCCGATCATTAGGTATTGCCCGGCTTCGCATGGATGAGAGAACTTGTTTTTATCAGGCTTGTCGTGGAACTTGTCGTCCCCTGCTACTTGAAGCCGTTTATAGCAGTAACCACCGGCCATACCCTTCCTGGTTACTGTTAGCGTCGGAGACAGAATAAGCCCTGGCCTACCATCAATCAATCGGCCTAATGGCTCAGCGACAGCCTCTCGTCGAATAATGGGGTCGTTATTCCCTGCTTTCCTGGCATTAATACCAGAGACTCTCAGCATTTTAAACGGAGTGTCCTCGTCATTGGCCTGGCTGCGGTCGTCTCCAGCTGGATCCCCCCAGAAACTAAACTCGAAGCCCGGGTAGTCTCGCTTACATTTCGCCGCGAGTAGAGCACCAAATCGCTTGGCGCCCATGTCAGTGGTTACTAACTCGTCAATCCATTGCCAGCGGCCCATAACGTCCTGCTGTCCAAAGATAGCGGCTGGAGTGAGCCCGAAGTCAATCCCGACGTAAATGGTTCGGTTAGGCCAAGGCTGTAGTGGCTCTCTAGCCACATGAATGGAGTCGACAAACTCCGGATAGATGGGTTTACCGTCCTGGACATAGCCGTATTCATTGGCCAGATTGACCTTGATCCAGTCGGGTTTCTTGCCCTCTTTGCCGTTTATGTAGTAGCCATTAGGTAGATTCTCAAGGTTCTCAGCTTTAGGATTCTCGACCCATACTCCATCAGGCCCCTCGCGCATCAATCCACCAGGCTGACGGTAGAACTTCCAGCCCTTTGGCCTAACCTCCTCGGCCATGTGGTAGAGAAAGTGATCCTCGTCTGGAGCGTTATAATCACCAATCATTCCATGCCAGGTCGGTTTCACTCCCCCGGCAATCATGGAAGGGTAACGACCATGGCGTAAATCAGCCATATCGACCACGCCCCTTATCAGCTCTTTGGTCTCATTCAACCAGAAGCCTGTTACCTGGGATCCCCGGAGCTTCTTGATAGCGTCGACTCGATCCAGGGCCAGGAATACGACCTCCGATTTAACATGGGTATTGTCCTCGAGCACAAAATCAAGCGTATGGACTGGAGGGTGTCCGAACTTCATTACCCCTAACTCGCCATACAGCTCAAGCCAGTCCTTGATCGTAGTGGTTTCCAGGTCTGGGTAGGTATTACGGACTGCGTAGAATCGTGAAGGGCGGATCCCTTGAGCGTTAGGCTCCTGGCGGACCATGTGCCTGAATATCTTTTGACAGGTCTGGGTGGTTTTAGCGGACCCGAGCGGCCCCA